CACCTAGTTATTATTGGGAAACAAGTCCAGGTAAGTACCAAGGTGTATGGATTTTAGATAACAAGGTTAATCCACAAGAGCATGAAATTCTTTGTAGAAAGCTAGTAAAGAAATATGACTTTGACCCTTGTGGAGTTGACATTGTTCATCTTTACCGTATTCCAGGAAGTGTTAATCACAAGTATGCTACAGACTTTAAAGTTAGTGGTATGAAGGGTGAAGGAACTGTTTATCGTAAGCGTGACTTTGTGAAGCATCTTGAGGATGTAGATATTACAGCACAGTCAGTTGTGGATAATGAGGAAATACCTTTCAAAATGTATGACCTTGATATACTACTTGACAAGTATGGAGTTACTAAACAGTTTGCTCACAAGTTAGCTGTAGACCGTTCTGAATGGGCTTGGAAGTTAGAGCGTAAAATGATTATCAATGGAGCAAGTAAAGAAGAGGTAAAATTTGTCCTATTAAGTGCACCTGATGATAAGGCTAAGTTCACAGATGATACTGTGGATGCTGAAGTTAATCGTGCTTTTGCTAAAACTTTACAGGAAGAAAAAGATGCTGAAGAAGTAGAGCCTACTTACACTAGACTAAGTAAGAAGTTTAAGATTGAAGAGCAAGGAGGAAAATCCTTACGCTCTGTTACTAAGAATGGTAAGAAACGTGGTACTTCAGTAAACATTATCCGTGTAGATGACATTGAGCCTTTTGACCCTACAGACTTTTGGTTGATTGAAGACTTTTGGGAAAATGGTTCTGTAGGAATTATTGGAGCACCTTCTAAGTCATTCAAGTCTACCTTTGCTCTTAACCTAGCTTGTGCTGTAGCTACAGGTAAGCCATTTGACGGAAGAAAAGTTAAGCAAGGTGCTGTACTAATCATTCAAGGTGAAAATAACCTATCAATGGAACAGCACAAGATTTATGCTATCACAGGAAGTGAAACACCTCCTCCAATATACTTTGTGGATGACAATATCAACATGGAGCACATGTACAAGTTAGTCAATGACATTAGGGAGTTAGAGGTTAAGCTCTTAATCATTGACCCTATGTACCTTCTCTTTGGTAGTGGTGATATTAACCGTCATCAGGATATTGTAGAGCGTTTAGAAATTCTTTCTAGATTATCTAAAGAGACAGGATGCTCTGTAATGGTAATCCATCACAGTAGAAAACTAGAGCGTGGAGCTAAAATTCAAACCTCAGATATGTATGGTTCTGCCTTCATTGAAGGTTGGTATGAGTCTATGATTTTACTTCAACGTAAAACTCACAACTCAAGTAGGGTGACTACATACTTCCGTAATCATAAGTCAGGAGATGTCTATGACCTTGTGGTTGATGATAACATGGGATGTAAGGTATACTCACGAAAAGATGAGAGTGACTATGATGAAAAGGAAGCTAGTTTCTCTGCTGTGAAGAAAAAGGAGAAGACTGATGCCTAGATTTCCTAAAGAATATAGAACTCCTGGATGGTTTGATAGGTGTATGGAAGAGTCTAATTCTGAAGTGTTTAAAACCTTTATTGAGCTGATTGATGCAGACTTGCAAAGTAGAGAGATGCACTTTGAGGATTATATTTATACCTATATCACAAAGACACCTAGACGGTCAAGTGTTGCAGGAGCTATCAGACAGTTACGTTTACCACCTGCTGACTTAATACCTAACTTTCCTTGTTTATCTGAGGATGAGGCTATTTGGCTACAGTGGTATGCTGTGAATAATACTAATGGTATCACAAGGTTTAAGGATAAACCAGGATATAAAGAGATTATTGAAAAGTATCTCGGTAAGGAAGAGCCTCCTATGCCTGATATTTTCTCTGAGTGTGAAGAAGGTGAAAAGCCTATAATTGTTAGGAAACGTGACCAAAAAAGACGAAAGGCTTCAAGGATGTACTACCTTGAGAAAGCGTATGCTTTAGGTGTGTAGATGCTAGATTTAATTAACACAGAAAAGTTAGTGTGTCTAGATATTGAAACACAAGGTCTAGATAGACATAGACACGGTATAACCTCTATTCAGATAGGTTTTACAAGCACAGCAGATGGTAAGTACACTAGAAAGTTCTTTGATTGGGAACGGTTAGGAACTAAGAGACAGCTTAAGCTTATGAAAAAGCTCAAGGAATGTAAGCTAGTAACTCACAATGGTAAGTTTGACTTGCTGTTCCTCTATGAGAAGACAGGAATTTCACTTAACCTACACATTGATACATTAGTATTGGCTCATATCTGTGGAGAGGAAGACCTTACCCTTAAAGGACTTACTAGAAAGTATTTCCATGTAGACTATGATATTTCAAAACAAGCTAAGACTGGTACAATCACAGATGAGCTTAAAAGTTATGCTCTAGATGATGTATTGTATCCTATGAAACTTATGAAGATTTTCAAAGAGAAAGTCAGAAAAGAAGAGATGTTTAGGGTATTCAAGCATGAGATGAGAGCTTATAAAGCTTACTATGAGATTGAAAAAGGTGGAGTACCTATCAGTCCTAAAAGGCATGAAGTGCTTGAAAAGCTACAAGAGGACTTAAGACCTTACCAAGAAAAGCTTTTATTCTATGGAGACATTAACTGGAACTCAAATGGTCAAGTTGCAAGCATCCTATTCACAAAGAAAGATGAGCCTGTATACCGTGAGGACGGTGAGAGGTTAGATGATACCTTTAAGGTTACTGAGAAAACAGTTGATGGTAATTCCATACTACTAGGTGAGTTTTCTACAAGGAAAGAAGCTAATTCCTTTAAGAAAGAATACCTTGAAAAGAATCCATACATTTTCAAAGTAAGTGTAAACTTGCAGAAACATTTCAAACCTGTAGTCACTGGTTATGGTCAAGGACTTAAGGTATTGGAGCGTACAGATAAGGGAGAACCTTCAGTAGGAATTGACACCCTTTCTAAATATGTAGGTAATGACTGTGTAGATACCTTGCTTGAATATAAGCGTATATCAAAACTCATTACATTCATTGAGTCTTGGGAAAAGCTACAAGTTGATGGTAGGATTTACCCTAGCTTTAATATCACAGCTAGGACAGGAAGGACAACCTGTAAAAATCCCAATCTTCAACAGTGCCCTCAAGACAGCTATGTTCGTAATCTAATTGAAGCTAGACCAGGATGGAAACTGGCAGAACTTGACTTCTCACAGATTGAGCTACGTGTAGCTAGTTGGTTCTCAGGTGATGAGAACATGCAACATGCTTACAATTCAGGTAGTGACCTTCACAGTAAAACTACAGAGCTTCTGTTTGGAGACACTAGTGGACTTACTCCTGAAGAGCAGAAAAGAAAACGTACTCAATCTAAGAGTATGAACTTTGGCTTTCTTTATGGTATGATGGCTAAGACATTTATAGATTATGCTATAGGATATGGTCTTAACCTTAATCAAGAAGAAAGTGAAAAACTTCGTGAGAACTTCTTTAAAGCATACCCTACACTACTCACATGGCATGAAGAGTGTAAAGACTATGCTAGAACTTATGGTTATATTAAATCACCTATTGGACGAAAGAGATGGTTTAATAATATCAATAGTAGTAACTTTGCTCTACGTTCAGCAGATGAGCGACAATCTATTAACTCAGGAGTGCAAGGCTTTGCATCTGACCTATGTATTAGTGCTATTGCAGACATTGTGTTCAGTGAAGAGCTTGACCACTCTAGGTTCAATGTATTAGGCTCTGTGCATGATGCTATCTTGTTTGAGATTAGAGATGATTATGTAGATGAGCTTGTTCCTGTACTAAAAGAAATGATGGAAAACCCTTCAATATTAGAAGGACTTGAGAAGCCTATACCTATTATTGCAGATGTAGAAGTTTCTCAATGTTGGGGAGGACATTGATGTATTTGTATGACAAGCCTGCTTATTCAAAGAAGGACTATGCTCAACTAAGAGCCTTTAACAGAGAATGTTTTAGGCTTGACCCTGAGCACTACATACAAAATCAAATCGACTATGACCCTTGCTATGAAATTGGAGTAAATGGTGAAGAGTACGTTTTAGCATTCTTTATCAAAGGAATTAGGTATCTTAATCGTAAGTATAAGACTAGGATACCTCAGTTCCCTAGCTATGATGAGATTTACAAGCTAAACTTTAGACTTCCTGCTAAGATTGACTTTGCAGTTAGAAGAATGGTAGCTGTGACTCACATGAAGACACAATATGTTTCTCACAATATAGCTTTTACTTACTCTTTTAGTGACAATAATGAACAGCTTATTATTCACTACCCTTCTCACACAGATGAGACAGAGGCTCTAGCAAGATTTATTATCAGTAATGGGTATAGAGAAGATGTTTATAGTTGAGGAGTATTTTGATGGAGAGCTAGTTAAAGAGCACAAGTTCTTTACTAGTGAAAGAGCTTTAGCTTTCTTTGAAAGAGCTTTTGAATTAACTAAGAATACCTACTTTGTTAGGTACTACTATAGAGGATTAGTAAATGGTATTAGTAAACAAAAATAGTTCTGTAGGAATTACAGAAGACATTATCACAAACATTATGCAACTTGGAGCTAGTGAATATCACCTAGAAATTCTTGTGCGTAAGTATGAAGACCAAATTAAGTATTGGTATAAGCAAGGTCAAGAAGACCAAACAGAAGAGGATAGAATTGCTGTGTATGACACTAAAGAACGTGTGCATCAAGTAACTAATACTCTTCAACAGGTCACAGAACAGCGTAGGAGAGCTATGGTGCTCTTAAAAGGACAAGCAAATGAAATGGGTAACCCTGACCTTTGGTGCTTACTGAAGCATGTTCTAGTGGCTGTAATCACTTCATTTGAAGCTTGGCAAGTAGACCTAGCAAATGATGATGTTAAGTCTGTGTTTATTGAGCAGTCACGTATTGCCAATCAAGTTTTGGCTATGTTTCTTGGGTATGAAGTTACTCCATGTAGTGCATGTTTAACTGACCAACTTAAAGAAGATGGGAAATAATTAAAATCTTTTAATTATTTCTCAATTTTTCTATTGACAATTATCCGATAATGATGTATACTAGTATACATAATAAGGAAAGGATTTAAAATGAAAGAAAAATTACTTAAGAGTTTAGAAACTATGACGAAAGCTGAACTATGCAAAGCTATTGGTATTTCATATCACACACTAAACAAGTTTTTAACAGAAGATTATTCAACAATTAGGTCAAACTCTATTGACAAAGTAAAAGATTATTATGCTGATGATTATAAGGAAGCAAAAGGTGAAGAAGTAGAGCAAAGACTTAATAACACAGTAGATGATAATAAGAATGAAGTTGAATCAAGTGCTAAGACAGTAAAAGTTGAGGTAGAAATTCCTGAACTAGATTATTATGAAGCACGTTTTGTAGACAGACTAAGTAAGAGTACGGTAAAAGAAAAAGTTAGTGCTCTTGGTTATTTAAACTATGTTCTTAAAGCTAAGACTACTGAGTATATCTCTTGGAGAAAAGACCTTATGCAAGGTAAAAGTTTCTCTGATGTAGATGACATTGTTGATAGAGTAGGTAGAGCAATCCTATGTGGTGCATATATCCTTAAGAAGGACACTAAAGAAGTTTATTATATTAAACTGCCTTCAGGGCACTATCTATGCAAGTATGACAATGGATTCACAGGATGGACTGTAGAACCTAATAAGTTCACAGTGTCATCTGAAGTAGTTGATGAGCTTAAAAATAGTTACCCTGAGTACACTGACTTTATCTCAAAGGAAGAGGTTATCTCTAAGCCTGTGAGACATGAAGAAAAGAAAGTAGGTTTTACTATAAGTGAGCGTATTGGGAAAACGGATAAGAGAGTTGCGCATTTCAGAGGGAATGACACAAATGCAACTAGCAAAAAGAATGGGTTACGTTGGTAACTCTAGGATAGCAACATGGGAAAAGGGAGAAAATATGCCTTCTCCTTATAACCTAAAGAAGCTGTCTAACATTTTTGAGGTAGACCTATTCAAATATGTGGATGAGGGTATACCTACACTAGACACTAAGGTTGCACGAGTTATACTTAAGTGTAAGAAAGATAATCTTGGTGTGGTAGATACAGTAAAGGAATTAGATAACAGTGGATTTATCACAAAAGACAATGAGAAAGATGTTCTCAAAGCTGTTCTTTATGGTAAGTGGGTTACTGATATTGGTAGCAATTCTAGTGATTTGTCTGAGTTGGAAGAAGATGAATGAGCTAGACCATGAGGTAAAAAGCTTACGTAAGGAATTAAACACAGAACGCACACAGCGTACAAGTGTTGATGAATCTCTAGGAATGAGATTTGACACTTTGATTTACCATTTAGATAACAAGTAAGGAGGTTGTGTATGGTACAGAAAGATATAACCCTTAAACAAGTTTTAAACAAGATTAAGGATATGGATGAGAAGCATAAAGTTGAATGGGTATACTCATTACTTAAGGAATTTGGTAGTGAAGTTACCTCTAAACTATACCATGAAGGTTATGAACAAGGTAAATTTGAAGAAGCTATCAAGTTTAGTACACCACAGGTTGAAATTCCTACAAATATCTCAGAATGGATTGTATACTGTAAAGAAAATAATTTTAATCTACTTGGTGCATTAAGTCCAGTAGGAGATTTTGGAGAACCTCTAGCTAACTCATTTAAGGGTGATGCTATCAAGTGTGCTAAATGGGCTATGGCTAACTCTAATATCTTTGCTGATGCTTGGGTTAATGGCTACAAGGTGAAAAAGGAAACATACTATTATGTAGCTATTCCTGTGGGCAAAGGTATGTATAATAGGTTAGCTGTAAACTGTTCAGGAGAAGTTTTCTTAGATACTCATAACTATCTATCTATGGATAAGCTCATTAAGCACTCAAGGCAGTCTGTGCAACAACTTACAGAAGACAAGATTAAGGAGTCTCCTTTATCATGGGCTTGGCAATTTGCTAAAGAATTGGAGGACTGATTATGACAGTTGCATATGATACTTCTTCTAAGGCAGATATATTACTAGAGAAGCTAGGAGAAGATAGTAATAACCTTTATGAGGTTTACCTAAAATTAGGTAATAATGAGAGCCTTAGTTGCTTTATGACTGATAAGGAAAAGAGTGACTTGGAACACAATTTCTTTATGGGTAATCCTTTATCTATAGTTATTTTAGATGAAACTCTCAAGCAGTTATATACTATCCAAGTAAACACTAAGTATATACAATTTATTAAGACACAGAAAGTGAGATTTACTTATGCGCTTTAGTGTATCACGATTGAACACTTACCTAGAAAATCCTTGGGAACATTGGTGTAAATATATTGCAGAATATAAAGAACTACCTAACCCTGAAAGGTCTAAGTATATGGATAGGGGAACTATCTTCCACACAGCTATGGAGATTATGGCTGACCATAATGGAGAGTTGTCTGAGGAGAAGGTTAAACACTTAGCTCTATCTGTGCATGAGTTCTCACCTTTTAGTGATGAAGCACGAATGACAGGTCTATTAGCTATTGAGCGTTACCTAAGTAGTGGAGAGACTGTAGACTTCTCTAAAGTCATTGAGACTGAGAAGAAGATTGAAGTTGACCTACCTAATGGACATGAGTTCATTGGTTATATTGATGCTGTGGTAGATAATGGTGATGGCACTGTGTCATTGATTGACTACAAGACCTACAGTGAAGCTCCACAAGTTGATAAGCTTAAGTATAGCCTACAAGCAAACATGTATATGCAAGTTATGACTAATTTAGGTTACAAGGTAAAGGACTTCTCTTTTGAGTGTGTAAACCCTAAGGAGAAACTTGTTGGAAGAGCCTATAAGGTTAAGCATATCAAGTTTACCTATAATAAATATCGTGGAGAGGATATGTATGAACAGTTCTGTGAGCTATCATCTATGATTGCTAAGAACCCTAATTTACGCATGTATATTCCTCCTACTAAGCGACAACCTAACGTGTATGATTACTTCTATAAAGTGTATATTGGAGATATTACAGAAGACTTAGACGAATTTATTGAAAAAAATTTTAAAAAAGTTGAAAAATAGTATTGACAAAGTAACACGTTTTTGATAAACTATTTATGTGGTGGTAGAGAGAATCACACTAAACCCTCTACAAAATATTTTAAGGAGGTTGGCATCATGGCTGACAATAAAGAATTACTACTCACTCTTGCACAAGCATTAGGTATTGACCTAACAGGTGCACAAGACAAAGAAGAAGTTAAAGCTCCTTCTGAACCACGTTACATTATCTTCGTAGGTAAAAGCCCACGTAAGGTAAAAGCTCCTTACATTGCTATCAATGCAAGTGGAGAACTTTCAGCCTTCACAGAAGAAGCTGATGTGTTAGGACAAGGTACTGACAAAGTAGGTAAGTTCACAATGGATGAAATTAAGGAACGTTTCCCTCAATTCAACCATGAAGCATTCTTGGTACAAGTACAAGATTAAGTCAGACAGGGCTACATGGATAGTCTGTGTAGCCTTATTTTATTGGAAAATTAAAATGGTAAAATTTATTTGGGCACAAGATAGTAAGGGTCTTATAGGAAACAAAGGTAAACTACCTTGGTCTAACAAGTCAGACCTTAACTTCTTTAAAAACCAAACAACAGGTGGAATTATTGTAATGGGCTTTAATACATGGAAGTCTATTGGCAGTAAGCCACTAAGAAATAGAATTAACATTGTCTTAACTCACAAGGATGAGATTGATGGTTATGAAGATGAGAACGTGTATATTGCTCACTCAGTAAAAGAGGTCATGGACTTCTATGAAGAGAGTGACAAGGACATGTGGATTATTGGAGGAGCATCCATCTTTAGCCTATTTGAGCCTTACTGTGATGAAGCTGTTGTGAGCTATATAGAGGGTGACTTTAAGGGAGATACCTACTATAATGGTTTATCCAATAAGCTAACAGATGACAATGTAGTAGTTAAGATGAAAGGTGAGGGCTTCACAATGAAGCACTATAGGTTTAAGTAATGAATCAAGATATTAGTATTGCTGTTTTCCTTATAGTAATCACGACTTTTTTCCTTATTGTTCAGCTCTACAAGAACCACAAGCTTGAAGAAGACATTGAGATGTATAAACAGTCCAATAGGTATCTAGAGGACAGAATTGCTAAGCGTGATATAGAAGGTGAACGTAACTTCAAAGACCTTGTAGGAGGAATTGATGGAGTAACTTCTGTGTCACTATCAGCTAAACGCTATGTAGAACTTCTTAGAGCTGAGAATGACCTTATTGAGCTTAAGGTAAAGGTAAGGGAGTTAGACAATGGATGATAATACAGCTACGTTTTTACTTTGCTTACTAATATTAGCTTATGTATATGTGATAACTAGGGAGGACAAATGAAAGAGGATATTGTAAACCCTAAACGATACACACAGAACAAGTTAGAGTGTTGGGATTTTTGGGTAAAAGCAGGACTTGACCCATTGATTGCATCTGCTGTTAAGTATGTGTGGAGATACAAATATAAAAATGGTATTGAAGACCTTAAAAAGGCTAGAGTCTTTCTAGAAAAAGCTATTAAGGAAGAACAAGAGGGCAATATCCATCATTCAGGTAAGTTTTACCTAGTTGTTCCTGGTGAAGTGAAAGACTTTTCCCACAAGCAGTTACTATTTGTAAGACTTGCCTCACAAGCAACAGGAAAAACACTCTATGTAACTTATTGTGAAGACATGATTAGTTTAGTAGATGAGTTAATTAAAGAACTGGAGGAGTCATCTGAGTGACAAAGACAGAATTAGTCATTATCCTTATGATTGCTTTATACTTTGTGGGAAAATTCTTTGTGACCTATAAAGCGTGGCATCATAGTGGAGTTGTAAAAGTAAAAACTAGGGATGACCTAGTAAGTCCTATCAAGCATTTTAGTGTAGGTGATTGGGTTGACCTAGCATCTAACACAGATGTAGAGTATAAAGCAGGTGATACAGTAGTCATTGACTTTGGTGTAGCTATGGAGTTACCTAAAGGTTATGAAGCACACTTGCTACCTCGTTCAAGCACTTTCCAAAACACAGGTCTACTTCTCACAAACAGTATGGGTATTATTGATAATTCATTCTGTGGAGATAACGACTATTGGGGTGCTAAGTTCTACGCTACCAAAGATGGTAGGGTAGAAAAAGGACAAAGGTTATGTCAATTTAGAATTTTGGAGAACCAACCATCTCTGAAATTTGTTGAAGTTGTTCACCTAGGGAATAAAGACCGTGGTGGATATGGTTCTACTGGTAAGTAAGGAGGAAAACCATGAAGATTAAAAAACTTAACCAGGTTCGCTTACATACACTAACTGTGTTATATGGTAAGCCAGGTAGTTCTAAAACTACATTTATTAACACTCTTCCAGGGAATGTACTCATCCTTGATACAGATAAAGGTTTAGCTTCTGTGTCACAAGAGGAACGTTTCTCTGTGGCTGAGTGTACTACTTGGGATGAAGTGTTAGAGGCTTTATCTTATGCTAAGGACTTTGACAGTATTGCTGTTGACCATTTAACTAATGTTCAAGAGCTTTGCTACAAAGACTTAATGAAGTCAGCAAACTCTAAGAAGATGACATTGCCTATGTATGGTGATGCAAATACACGCTTGAAGGCTTTCATTGATGAGCTAGTTAGCTTATCTTATGAAGGTAAGAATGTGTATGTCATCTGTCAAGAAAAATCTATCAATATTGAGGATGTTGTGGATGAGGATGTTCCTGCTCAAGTTATTCCTAACTTGATGCCTTCACTAGCTAGTCACTTGACTGCATCAGCACGTATCATTGGTCACACAGAACGTGTAACTAAGTCTAAAGTGGTTAAGGGTGAGAAGAAGGTTAAAGACTTCTACCAAGTACGCTTGGCAGGTAACCCTATTTATACACTTAAGGTAACACGTAAGCCTGATTTAGCTATCCCTGACACAATCACTAATGCTACATGGGAATTGCTTGTAGGTCTTACAGATGGAACAACTCAATCTAAACTCAAAGGAGATAAAGAATAATGACTATTAGAATTAAACCAACAGAAAAAGCAGAAGTTTCATACACTCCAGGACGATATGAAGCCCTTATCCAAGGAGTAACTCAAAAAGTATCTAAATCAGGTCTTGATATGCTTGAGATTGTATTCAAGGGTGAATTTGGTAAAAATGCACCTAAGACAATCACAGGACGAATTGTTGATAACAAGATTGGTCGTGAACAACTTTTCAACATTCTTAAGGCTTGCGGTCTTCATAATGAAGAGTCTGTAGAAGAGTCTGAATTGGAAGGTAAATATGTAGGTATCATCATTGCTGAAGGTGAACCTTACAATGACAAACCAACTTGGAATGTATTCAATTACTTCACATTGGAAGATTCAGATGATGAAGAAGCTGATACAGAAGATGTTGAAGATGATGATGACGATTGGTCAGATGCAGAGTAACTAAAAACCTAAATAGGTATTAGTCTAAGAGGATGTAGTTGAGAAAACTTTAAAACAAATAAAGAAGGAAATTATTTCTAATTAACAACTCAACTACTATTCTCACAGAGGTAATAAGTAAGCTAGTTCATTTGTGTAAGTAACAGTAACTAAGCCTGGTTTCTTTCTCATATCCCTTATTACTTCTGTGAGGGTAAATCCCTCTGACATGATTTTTGCCTTTATGGTTTAGTTCCTTTCTAGGAGGAGCATAGCTCCTTCCTAAGTGTGCACAATGTCAAAGTTTCATATATCTCCATTAGATTCATTTTATTAGCCTTTCTATTTTTATTTTTACACTAGCCAATTTTGCTTATGACAGACATTGTGCATACCTAGGAGGAAGAGATGCAAGTAAACCTTACAACTTTCAAAGAATATATACTCATGCGAAGAGATGCTTTTGAGCATAAGTATGGTCTTGTAGAGCTTAATAATAGACCTCTAGCACGTAGACACTACCCTAACAACCTAAAATACCTTGATGACATGTCACAGGTGATGATTAGAACTCTTAATAATCATCCAGTACCTTTAAGAGATAAACTGCTCACTGTGCTCATCTATAGGCTTGTAGGAGACACTACGATTGTTAGACGATATTCTAACAAGAAAGAGGTATTTGAGTTACAAGACTTACATAAACTAGCCAAGTACCTTAATAGGGAAACAACTATAGTAGAAAACAAGTACCATACTCCACTAACTAGGACAGGTATCACAGGACTAGCTAGAGGAGAATTTCTATTGGCTGTAGCTTGTGACTTCCTTGATAAGTTACCTAAAGATAACTTCTATAGATGGAAGACTTCTGAGATTGCTAGACACTTCTATGAGTTTGAGAAGGTATATGGGATTAAGTATGCTACAGCTTATCAACTAGCATCTGACTTTAGTTATATCAATGAGTTAGAGGTAAAGATTGACTTTATACCTTGTGTTCCTGATTCAGCTAGAGACATGTATAAGCAGATTACAGGAAGAAGCTACTCAACTAAAGCCTATAAGGAGTTCACACAAGTTATCATGGATTGGTATGTAGAACAGAGATTCCTAGACAATAAGGAAAGACTCATACTGCCTCATGATGTTACACAGATGCTTATAGGATATAGGTACTTTACATTTAACCAAAAAGGTATCCTAACTAGGTTAAGAGAAGACTCAAAAGTAAAACGAAGAATAAATGGATTAGTTATTGCAAGGAGTATGTATGACTACTATAAAGAAGAAATGGGTTCTTAAACGTATAGATGAGTTAGGTAACTGCTATCACACAGTAGAGTTAGATAGTTATGTGTTACGTAATCAGTTTATACGTGAATGGCTCTGTGATGATAAAAATTACACTAGAACTAATGAGGGTGATGTTGATATTATCCTAAAACGTAACGGAGAGGAGCTTTGGTATTATGAAGATTGGTGTGAAGGAGATTAGTCCTGAGAAGGCTTCTGACCTCTATATTGAGCTTGAGAAGAGGCATATAGAGCTAGGACAAGCTATTGCATCTACACGTAATCCACAGAAGCAAAAACAGCTTCGTAGAAAGCGTAAAAATATTAGAGCAGAACAAAATAGCCTATACCCTACAATGGTAGGAACAGGCTTTGTTGCATATACTGAAAAGGCTTTAGGTCTTAAGGGTAATCAAGCTCTATATGGAAGGTATATAAGAGGTAAGAAGTAATGATTGATATTGGTGTTCTACGTACGTATAAGAAATTTGATGGATGGTCAAGAAGTGAAGTAAGAAAGATTGAAGGTTATGGTGCATTAAGTGGTCACCCATTTGATGAAATGTGTCATGGTATGCTAGTATCCTTAGATGTTGGAGGAGAGACTAGTTACCTTTTCATTGCTGATAAACCTTTGCTAGATAAATCCTTTCCTACAGATGAAGACCCTTACTTACTACACAGTGGAATATTTAGTGATGAAAGAGCACAAGGTAGATGTTGGTTTGTGGATAAACAAGATGAGAAAGATGGTATTATCTATACCTCATCTGATGGAATGTTTCACATGAAACATAATGTAGGAGGTGTTCTAGTATGATTTCTGCTGAAGATATAGAAAAATACCTAGTTGAAGGTCATGTAGAGTATATCAGAAGAGCTACACTTGTAGATTCACTCTATACTACAGGTTATTACGTAGGCACTAGTGCTCATATACATGACTTCTTCATTAGGGATGAGGGTACTAAGCCTAATTTATTCCACTCAGGGTCAAAGGTACTTATACAACACCATCCTTGGATTAGTAGGATAATGTATGTATCACCTCACTATGTTAAATTTAAACCATTAGGAATAAAAGTATAAAAGAAAAGAGCCAATTAAGGCTCTTTTTATTTTTTACAATCACAGTCTGATTTAGGGATTTCTGTGAACTTGAGACAGTCAGGTAAGTCCTTACCGTCTACCACAGGAACATATTCAACCTTAAATTGGTGAACCCTAAACACACCACTTGCATTGTTATCAGGAACTACTCTGACTTTAATGTACTGACCTTCAGGGATGATAAGTGTATCACTCATCTCCATAGCTCCATCAGTAACACCTGTCATCTGCCAATGGACTGAACGCTGTTTAAGCATATCATCTGTGTAGTTTTCACCACTATGATATACCACAAACTGCATTGTGTTATCTTCACTGGCTTTTAGTGTAGTACCATCAGCACACCATCTGATATAGGCTCTATACTTTCTATCTGTGAGCTTTCTACGTTTGTCATCATTTTCAAAGTCAACTCCAGTAGTTGAGTCCATATATAATGACACATCATACTCTTTAGTGATAGGGTATAGGAATGTAGCAGAAGATACAGCAGAGTTACGTGCATAGTTTACTTGAACAGTACCCATATCACCAATAGTTGCTAGGTATTCTCCCATACATTGTACCATATCCCATAGGGCACAGATGTTTTCAATGTAATGGTTAAGCTGACAAGCTAACTTCTTAATGAATGAGCTAAAGAACTTAGGATTATAGCACTTTTGTGACTCAGCCATACAGGCAAATCTACCTACTCCTTTGTTATTCTCATCCACAAGTCTATCACAGTCAGCTATAGGAATGTCATCACAGTCACAGCTATCATACCAACAATGGTCTTTTGCATTGTCTTTATAGCTTGTGAAGGATGCTTCATTAAGTTTTGTTTCTTTCTTATCAGTTGCTACCATCAGCTACCTATCTTTCCTTGTCTCTTCCAGTTACCACTCTTACGGATATAGCTTGCAGATTTGTTACCATTAGTGTCACTAGCTGATTTATCTCTTCCTGCTAGAGTAGAGTCCATTGAAGTATCTTTCCTACTCCATGAACCTCCTACACGCTTAATCATGTTTGTACTATTAGTTGTGAATGATTTCCATGCACCTGCTTTTCTAATAGCCCACGGTCTGATATAAGTTACATTTCTAGAGTAGATAAATCTAATGACATTAGTTCCTTTATCAACCAAGATAGTCTTATATGAGCTATCAGGATGATAACCTTGTATAGGTTGAGCAGGAGCACTTACATTAGTACCTACTTCTTGCCTATAAAGAACTATACTGTCTCTTAGTTTTCTTCCAGTACCTTCTTCCACATAATCAACAGTAACATCTCTATACTCCCTATTCCTATAGTATCGGAAAGTGTATTCTGTGTTCTCATTGATATTAAGTTGGAAGAATGACTGACTTGGAGTGTAACCTTGGATGTCTTTAGCATCTTCTCTATGACTAGTACCAGCATCTAAGCTGTACACAACAGGAGAAGCAAGCTCTCTACCTGACTCAGCATCAACATATTTTACCTTAAGAGTAACCTTCTTCTTGACAGGTTTAATCTTTTCAATAGGGTAGTAAACCCAGTTACCTACCTCATCATAGTCACCATGAATACCTAGTGAGAATTGTTTAACATCATCAATGTTAATGTCAGGGAATGAGAATGTATTCCACAGATACCCTGATTTCTGAGTATCCCAACCTTCTTTAGGATAGATAGGCTCTCCACCGTAGTGAGTGTTTACTAAGTGGTCTCCTAGCTTGTGCCATTGACCATCCCTAGTTTGATACTGAATGTCAGCATAGAAGTTGTAGTCAACACTACTATCACCAACATACTTAACCCTTTCACCATTAAGAACTCTGTAGTCCTCTCTAGCTGTAAGGATAAGCAAGTTGATTGTGATTTTTAGTGTACTACCTTCCCACCAAAAGTGAACCCCTGTACCAAAGTCTCTAGCTCTAAGGGCATCCATATCTTCATTAGATATGTAGAAGTAGTCTCTATCACCACCACCAGGCCCACCTACTACATAAATTTTGGTATGGTCTCCTCGGTTACTATAAGTTCCCCAAGTATACTGACCTATACCATCTTTCCAACTAGCCATTAACCGATACCTCCTGCAAGGTCATTTTCTGTGCTTCCATTGTTAGTTCTAATGAAGGAATTTCCGTCAGTAGTTCCACCAAATAGGTTAATATTACCTGTTGCCAAGTGTCTATTAGGGTCAAGTGAACCTTCAAACACAGTAGAACCAGTTTGTCTCCAAGCACCTGAACCTTTAAGGTCAGTAAGTAACTTCTCTAAAGCACCTTTTAGTTTATTATACTCATCAATAGGAACATATCCACTAAGGTTTGGTTGTGGAATATTCACAGAGTTTCCATTTGAGATAGACAATGTGTTTCCACTGATAGACAATGTTTGTTTGTCATTATCAGGCTTAGCTTCAAGCACACCAAGTCTATGCTTAATGTCGGCATCATTATAAGGTGTTGCAGTAGGAATATCTACCTCTCCACCTCCATTAGAAAGCACAATCTTGTTACCATTCTTGCTGATAGTCTGTTTATCATTAGGAAGGGTAACATTATTACCTCCGTCTATTGATAAAGCTCTAGTATTATCATTAAAGTTAAGATTCTTTCTAAGGTTTGTAACATAACCACCAATACCTTGTACCTTAACATTATCACCATTGACCTCTAAGACTTTCCATATACCTCTACTAATAAAATTATTATCAGACCAGAAGTCTTCTAAGGTGTCACCTACTTTAATTCCATCAGGATTTCTGAAGTTATTTTTGCTAACAGTCTTTATATCAGCAGGATTACCTGCTCCTGGAATATCACCATTGTAAAATCTGTGAACAGGTTGATTATTGTCTGGTAGTGTAACAGAACCACCATCTGTAAGAGATAGTGTATTTCCTGAAAGGGATAATTTTTGTTTAGCAGGAGCAGGTTTATTTTCAAGAGCATATATCCTTTTCTTTAACTCGCTATCATTATAAACTCCTATGTTATCTGAGTTTAAATATTTAAGTTCAATAGAAAAATCGTTTGCATTAGTAACTTTCCAGTAGTTAATCTCTCCACCACCTGATGGATAACTAATAATATCATTAACAATATCACCAACCTTAACACCATCTACATTAGCAAGTGATTTTGGTTGTATATAAGTTACTGCATTTTCAACAGCACTTGTAGTAATAATACCTTTATGGATTCTCAGCACAGGTGTGTCATATTTCTCTAGGTTGACTTCTCCACCGTTTGCAAGTTTTAGCTTGTTACCCTCTAGGGTTAATGTTTGATTATCCCTATCAGGTCTATCCTCTAGAGCCTTAACCCTATTTCTCAATGCTGTATCATCATAAGGCACAGAGTCTTTTGGAGTAGGTAAATCAATTTCACCTCCTCCATTTGATAACACAAGTCTATTTCCTTGCTTAGTAATAGTTTGCTTATCACTAGGAAGTGTCACTGAATTTCCATTTGAAATTGATAGTGTTCTATCATTAAGTGTAAGGGTTTGATTGTCATTATCCCTTCTACCTTCCAAAGCAGTTACCCTATCACGTAAAGGCTTATCGTCATAAGCTACTGCATTGTTTGATTGTGGTAGGTCAACTTCCCCTCCACCATTAGATAGAATGAGTTTATTACCTTGTTTAGAGATGGTTTGTTTGCCACTAGGGATAGTAACAGTATTACCATTAGAGATGCTAAGTTCACCTGTTGTTCCATTAAAGGTTAAGGACTGATTATCTCTATCAGGTTTGTCTTCTAGTGCTTTTACCCTTGACTTGAGTGAGCTATCATCATAGATAGTATCCTTATCAGTCTTAGTCTCTAGAGCTGATACTCTAGCTTTAAGAGCAGAATCATCATAAGCAATAGACTTAGTGTCTTTGTCCTCAAATTCTACCTCTTTGTGAGTACCATCAATAAATGTGTAAGTAAGTTTAACCTTACCACCTTCTCTAGATACTCCAATACCTGATACAAAATTATCTGTTCTACCCTCTAATGCTGTAATCCTTTTCTTTAGTTCTGTGTTATTGTAAGAAGTAGAATTACCTGCTTCTCCATTGACACGAATCCATCTATCTCTCTCAGGAGCTAGTGCATAAAGATTACCATCAGGAGTTCTGAACAAGTGGTCAAAATCACCCATGAAAGTATCAGGTAGTTTATCCACAGGAGCAATCCAAGTGTCTTTAGGGTAGTTACATTCCCTACAAAATGTACTAGGGTTACCACCACAAGAATAACAACTCATTATCCAATTCCTCCTGCTAAATCATTCTCTGTACTTCCATTATTAGTACGGATAAAGTATCTACCATCTGTAGTATCACTGAACAAGTTGATGTTACCTGTAGCAATATTACGGTTAGATACAAAGTCTCCATCAAGTCCACCTTGCCAAGCACCACTGGCTTGTAGGTTGTTTATAATTTTTGTTAAAGCTCTTTTAAGCTTTTCATTCTCAGCCCTAAGAGCTGAATCATTGTAAGGCTGTGCTTGTTCAGGAATAGTTCCTGAAAAGCTGATAGTACCATCCTGAGAAATGGTAATCATATTGCCTGCTTTATAGGTAGGAGCACTTCCTCCTCCACTATTATTGGCTAACCAACATAGCTGATTAGACACATTTTTATTAAAGCACCACTGTGAGTAGGCAAATTTAGCTGTTTCATCTACAATATCACACAGTTGACTGTCTCTAAGGACAAGTGCATGTTGTTTTATTTTGTCATCATTTTGTGCTAAGAGTGATTGGCAACCTGTTTTACCAACCACTATATCTTCACACTGACAGTTTACACAATCTGACATTAGTTATCTCCTAAACAATCAAAGTTACAGTCTGTGAGACTGCAAAGTTCTTTTGGAGGTTCGGGTTTAACTGGTTTTTGAGGCTCATGCAAGTCAACAACTTCACCTTTGAAATAGTTACCAAAGAAGCTCATAATCCAACTTGCATCACCACCATTATCCTCATCAATATAGGTAACTCCAGGATGGTTAGCTATAATATCCCAATCAATAGAAGAACCAACTCCTGCAAAGACTAAAGAGCCTTTAGGAATACTGCTCTCATTTTTAGCATTATAGCTTTCCTCTGCTACTGAATATTTACCTTTTCTAATAATTCCTGAACCATCAGGGTTATAGTAAATTGTTCTACTATTGTTGTAATACACAAAGAAACCTTGTTTATAGTCAATGTCATTTACAACGTTTACTGTAAGTAGGTTAATAGGTGCTCCTGAGTCATCAAGGAAGTCAAATGTACCAGTTACTCTATAGAAGTTACCTATTCGGATTGATACAGCTCCATTCTCTGACATTACACTGAGCCATTCTTTTTCTCCATAAGCACCACTAGTTGTAGCATGAGAGCTTAAATCCATTGACTTAAATGTTACTTTCATGTGAATAGCCTTACCACTACTTGTAACACCTACATTTCTTAGAATAGTATAAGCTCCTGGGTGAAGGTCTCCTCCAACAAAGTCAACAGCTCTATTACTACCAAATGAGATACCTCCTACAGGGTATTCAACTCCTGGTTTTGTGGTTGCTATAGCTAGTCTAGAATAGTAATCAAATGAACCTGCTCTTGCAGTGTTAGGTCTTCCTGTGATAATGATGTCATCAACTTCATACTTAGAACTATCACTACGCATCTCTGCAATTCTACGTTTAGCATTTTCATACCTAGCTACTTGTGCATTATAGTAAGAAAGTGCCTCATTGTAGACAGCTTGTGCATCATTAGAGCTAGGCTCTTTCTTACCATATCGTCTAATAATATCAATATTTTCCTTAGCGACAGCAGGTTTAGCTATCATTTCACCTAGTTTACTATTGATACATTTATGCACTTCACAAATATATTTAAGCTTTTCCTGAAGTCTTTTAAGTCTCCTAAATATATCACAGATAGTTAGAATGATTTCCCTAAGTCTACACCACACAAGGGCTATACCTTTTTCAGTGTTAGGAATAATGTCACACTGCTCAGAGTCTTTTACAATATCACCAGCTCGTTTAATGTCATTCTGTTCTTCATTATTGTCACACCATTTACCATTAAGCTTTCTGTCTTTGCAGTTACAATTACAACTTGACATATTACCTCCTAACACTTATCACAGTTAATCTCACAAGGTTTAGGTTGTGGTTTAGGCTCATTCTCATTTACATAGCTTGCTTCAACACTACCATAAGTATTAGCATCTACCCATTCATCAGCAGTGTTAAACAATTCTAGGACTGTTGCTTCACCTGGTCTAAATATAAAATCTTTTCCAATAGTCATATCAGAAATGCTATCAGACCAACTAGAACCTACATCATAAGATTTAGTAAAGTGTGTTGTTCCACTAGAGGTTTTAATTGAGAATGTTGCTTGAGCAGGATAAGCCTGACCATCACCACTATACTCAATACCTGTGAACTCTATTTTTGCAATATGTGAGTTAATTGAGCTATCTTCATTTAGTGTATTGATTTGTACAATTTTACCTTTTACTACACCAGTACCACGTTCTGTACCACTCCACACCATATTCCATTTAAGCTCAAATGAACCATCATTGGAAGTTTTAATGTCTGTGTATGTAGTTGCACCATGAATTTCTACTGATGAACCTTTTGAGCGCATTGTAAATGTAACATTCTTAAGCATATCATTTTTAGCTTTCTCTACCACAGCCATAAGAGCCTCATTTTGGCACTTAGCTACAGCACACATAGCATCTACTTTTTGCTCAAGGCACTCAAGCTTTCTAATGATATAGCATAAGAACCCTACAATGTTCTTGATAACACACCATACCCCATAGAAAGCTTGTCTAATTGCCTCAGGAAGATTACACCAGTCAGAGGTTGAAATTTTCCTCATGGCAGGTCTAATCTTCAGGTCATTCAGTTCTAACAGTTTGGCACAATTCTCAGGTCTAGGCTCAACCTTTTCACATTCACAATTCTTGCTCAAACAGTTATTTGACATATCATTTACTCATTTTCTTTGTTGTATTTAATACTTGAGATACCAATAAGTGTACCTAGCAAAGTATTAAAAGCAGTTAGAACCACAATAGTTGTGGTCATGTCATACCCAAGCTGTACTCCTACAATATTAACAAATGTAATAATAGCAGGAAGGGCAATCAATACAATGTACTTGAGTACATCATATACACTATTAGGAAGTTTCATAATTTATACCTCATTATTTCTTAAAGATGCCTGGAACACTGATAATGATTCGTTTTTCAAATATTTCAGGGTCTACTGTACTTGAAATTTTAACTGCTCTTGAACCTTTATCAATCCAAATAGATGTACTTACATTTCCTACCCATACTTGAGATTCTACAAGTTCAGCAGGTACAGGAGCATCACTAGGTAGTTCTGCAATGATGAACCCTTTAGGAACACCTGATACAACCTTAAAGTCAACTTTAAGTATACCTACACCTGTACTACTTGAATATGTAAGTGTAACTCTAGGAGAAATAGGTGTATCATAGTCACCTTCTTTTACCTTACTCTTATCCTTAAATGATGTCTTATACACAGTAATATCAGTTGCTTTTTCTTCTTGCTTAGTGATAAGATTATCAACTTCATTCTTTGTGTAAGTTTTAGACTTATCATAGTATTTAGATAAAGCATTATCAATGTTTACCTTGTAATTAGTAGTACCCTCTTCTTCTTCAGGAGTTACTGTTACCCCTTCTGATGTACTAGATACCTTAATAGGTTTAGCTGTAGAAGCAGTAGCTGTAGGAAGCTCAACAGAGTTACCATTAGAGATACTTAAGGTATTACCTTCAAGGGATAATGTTTGCTTATCATTATCTTCCTTACCCTCTAGGGCTTTAAATCTTTCTTCATTGTTTACCCTAATCTCACTAATATCATGTAAAGCACTAGCAACAGAACTTCCTAGGTCATTTACTTGCTCTTTTAAGTCACTGTCATTGTACACAGTGTCTTTGTCAGGTTTCTTCTCTAATGCTTCAATTCTTCCTCTTAAAGCACTATCATCATAAGCCACAGAGACAGTATCATTATCAGTAAATTCTACTTCCTTATTGTCACCATTGACCATAGTGTAAGTGAGTTTTACTGTGTTACCTTCTCTAGACACACCAACATTAGACACAAAGTTGTCAGTTCTGCCTTCTAGAGCAGTGATTTTACCTCTCAGCTCACTGTCATCATAAACTGTGTCTTTGTCTACTTTACCCTCAAGAGCAGTAACTCTATTGGATAGAGCAGTATCATCATAAGAACTTCCTTGAGGTCTTTCCTCTAGGGCAGTTACTCTATCTGAAAGAGGTTTATCATTGTAAGGAGTAGGTTCAGGTTTATCTTCAAGAGCCTTAACTCTATTCTTTAGCTCAGTATCGTCATAGATAGTGTCATTATCAGGCTTTTCTTCTAAAGCTGTAAGACGAGAGTCTGTGTGTGTTCTTAGAGCTGTTAAGTCATTCTCAACTCCTTGGATTGCACTTTCATTAGCTTTGATACCTTGTTTAACTTCAGTATCGTCATAAATGGTATCTTTATCTTCTTTACCTTCTAGAGCTACAACTCTTTCAGTAAGGTTAGTAAGCTTACCATCTTGCTCATCATTCTTAGTACCTAATGAGTCTAATAAGGTTTTTAGAGTCTCATTGGTTTTTACTGTGAAAGTTACATCACCATTTTCATTAAGTGTTTCTTTTTCCACAGTGATATATCCTTCACCTACAACATTTACTAGTTGAGGAGTAAGGTCAATAGTGTCAAACCCACTTCTATCAGGTCTTAATACATAAGCCTTAGTATCTTTACCTTCTCCATCTTTAGGAACGACATAGATATAGTTAAGGTCAGCAGTTTCCTTATTAGGAAGCTCTTCTACAACCTTAACAATAGGCTCACGTTTCAAGAGGTCTTTTAAGCAATCAAGCTCCATTTTTACCTTTGTCATTTATTCTCCTTTACTTCAGTAACAATGACACCTTTATCAGACACAGTAAATGTTTTGTCAGCTACCATTACACCATCTTTATCTAGGTAATACCAACCATCAGCACCTTTAACCATGTAGTCAGTTCTCATCTCACCAGTTTGAGCATCTAGGTAGTACCATTTTTCCTTATCTTTAAGCCATCCAGTTTTCATAGCCCCTTCTTTAAGGAAGTAGTACCACTTGTTATTGATTTTCTTCCATCCATCTTTCACCATAGAACCATCTTGAGATAGATAGTACCAAAATCCATCTGAATGTTTAATCCATTTATTAGAGTACATGTAACCACTTCCATCAAAGTAGTACCATACATCTTTAATCTTAGCAAATCTGTTCTTAGGATAAGAGCCATCAGCATATTGATACCACCATCCAGTAGAGTTCTTTTGCCAACCTTCAGTAACCTCAATACCATTCTCAATATCTCTCTTGAATTGAGCTTTAGAGATACCCCAACTTTCTAGGTATGGGTAAGGGTCTACGTGGTCTGAATTGTTATTAGGTTGATGGTATGTACAGTAGTAGTGTGTCTTAATTCCTGCTAAATCATCAGTGTCTAATGTTACAGGAATACCACCTTCCACAGCAAGTTCACGTAAAAGTTCAACATACAATTTGTAGTCCACAAGGAACTCTTCTTCAGTTTGATGACTTTCAATTAGCTCAACAGAAGCATAAGCCTCTGCGTTCCAACCTCCACCAACATCATAACTTCCACGATTTGTCTGTGCTGTCTGTAGAACTCTACCATTACCTACAACGTGTGTAAAGAACCCTGACTCAATAGGTCTTCTTAAATGATAGTCAGCCTCATTATCCACAGTAGAGCGTTTATTCCCTGTAGAGTGAGCATGCACTTGACGATATGGTTCATATCCTACTTGAGGTGTTCCCCATCTAATTTTACTTTTGTCTATTGTTACCACGGTTCTTCTCCTTTTCATATAGTTTTTCTAGCTTCTCATCTAATCCATGAATATAGTGGTTACCTTGAAGATTAGTAAAATATTCATCTATAAGAGGTCTAGTCATTTCCCATTTTTCTTCCACAGTAAAGTCATGTGAATTATAGATTTGAAGGTATTCTGAACGTATGCTTGAGCGTTTAGCTCCCTTGCTTAACTCAATCAGTTGGTCTCTTTTGGCATTAAGGTAAGCTACACCTAGACCACAAGCTGTTGTAATCACTAGTGTAATAGAGGTAATAACTGTTTGATTTTCTACAATTTTAAGTATTAGTCTATCCATAACATCTCCTAAATATAATCAGTAATTCCAATATACTCTATATTATTAGGTACGCTATACTCATGCTCATAGACTTTACCATTTAATCTTACTCTAACATTAAGTTTATAGTTGGTAATCTCTTCAGAATATTCCATACCTACTTTATAGTAAGGTTCTCCCAAAACAACTTCTACAACTGCTCCTTCAGGTAACTTGCTCTTAAGAGTTTCAATTATCTTTCTCTCAAAGGCTTCTTTTTCCTCATTAGTTGGATTTACAACAGAACTTATTCTAGCTTGTATATAAACAGTGGATAATTTATCTTCTACTCTAGGCATTAGTTCTAAAAGATTTACCTCTTTACCTTCTTCATTAGGAGTTTCCTCTCTAGGTGTATCAGCTACAGGAGGTTCAGGAGTAGGTTGTGCGGGAGTTTCTTCCGTTCTAGGTGTGTCTTCTTCTCTAGGAGAAGGAGTAGGTTCATTCTCTTTAGGAGTAACTTCATCTGTAGTAGGCTTTTCCTCAGTAGGAGGGTTACCACCTACATTATCAGAAGGTATTTCTTCTCTAGGGGTATTATTTTCACCAGGAGTGCTATTTTCTTTAGGAGTTTCCTCTTCTTTAGGTTTTTCTTGAGGCTTGTCTTCAGTAGGAGTATTATTTTCCTTTGGAGTCTCTTCCTTATTGCCTTCATTAGGAGTATCCTCTTTTGGTTTATCCTCTTTAGGCTTATCCTCACCTTTTAATAGCTTCTTAATCTCTTCACAAGACAAATCAAGAGCATCATCAGAAGAACCTCCACCTCCACTAGAGCATTGTTGCTTGATAGTCTCACAAGTTGCTTTAGGGATTTTAGAGTATTTCTTAGACCAGTCAATGTAGGTAACTCCACAGAGCTTATCTGCATCATCTAACTTATATACCATTTTCTACCTCACGTAAACATCAAAAGATGTCTTATCATTTGTTGTGTACACTTTACCTTTAAACCCAAAGGGAGTATTGTAAACCTTACCAATTACATCACCAAAAGAACTTGGTGCTGACATAATTATATTACCATCGCCATCTGACAAGAACCCATAAGCGTTATAGCCTTTTCCTGGTACATTTACATTACTAGGGAATGACTCTCCTCCTGAGTAAGTCCACTCATAATTAGCTTCCTTTATTCTACCTAAAGAGATAAACTGAGCTAGTGAGTAAATCTTTTGAGTACCTGATTGGTCTAAACCATCACTGGTCTTATCTGTGAACCAATCATATCCATTAGGCTTGTCATATTTCTTCTTCTCTTCCTTCTTAGTGGTAGAATAGTCATCTAGCTTCTTCACACAAGATATAGGAATATAGGCTACAGAGCCATCATATTTGTCATAGATGAGCCATTCACCATTTATCTTACCTGATACCTTATTACACTTATAGAAGGTCTCAATTACTGTGGAATCACCAGGGGATTTAACTCCCTCTACCTTATCACAAGTAATCTCAAAGAAGTCTCTAGCAATGGTCTTTTCTGACTCTTTAGCATTACCAATTAAAGCTCCATCAGAACTAGTAGGCTCATAGTTGTCTTGACCTTTGATACGGATAACATTTATCAGTGTATTACCATAACCAGTTAAGACTCTTCTATGTTCCACAGTACATTGTTCACGGAAGTTTTGCTCAATTAGTAGTGCATTTGAGATGTCTCCACCACCATATACAACTACGTGACCATATATAGCTCCATACCCACTAGTTTCTAAAGAGGTTATAATGTCACCAACTCTAAGTTCCATACCACTTGAGTAAGGGATAACATCTGCGTATGCTGAAATATCACTAGCTACACCTAAGTCTTTAGCACCTTCACCAGCCATGAAGAATCCATAGTGGCTTGCAACCATCTCAACTAAGTCTACACACTGATAGCCCCAATATCCATCAAAGTCAATACATTGACCAACGTATTGTTGAGCTATTTTATAAGCATTTGTCATAATAATTATACCTAAAATTTATCCTCTAGTAAACCCAAACACAAATTAGTTAGATAGGTAAAATCGTAGAAAAACTCTTCACCATCTAACCTAATAATATTGGATTTTCTAAAGCAATAAACCTCTTTTTCCTCTAACTGTAGATAGAAGTCCTCTGTGTCTAGAAATTCTTTAGCTCCTCCTCTGTCATTAGTATGGATGAGTTGTCTAACAAATTCTTCCACAATGTGTTCAGCCATAATTCTGTTTTCCATACGCTGAACTAGGTCTTTTCTAATACGCTTCACCATCTAGCTCCATCTCCTTAGTAATCTCTTTAAGTCTGTACTCTAAGTAGAAAATCTCACTCTTGAGCTTCTCATTAGCAATCACAGACTGATAATCAGTAGGGTGTTTAAGTAAGTGTTGTTCTAGCTTAAACTGCTTTACTTCTCTATGGTTCTTTCTGAATACCACATTTTTATGTGTACCATATAGGCTCATAGTTCCTCCTAGTTTATATGACTATACTTAAGGAAGTTTCTAAGGGTAATCTTAGCTTCTCCCAAAGCATACACAGTAAATATTTTCTCTCCTGCGCTAAATAAGGCATCTCTTTGTGCATTGTTAAGATACCAAGCAGAATACATTAGGTCATAACCTTCAAGTGGTTTATTATTAGGGAAAATGCCTTCTCCACTAGAATCATCACCAATCCAGTTACATCCCCATTGTCTCCTGAAAATCTCAGTAAGCTCAATTTCTGATGTATCACCAGTACGTTCATTCTTAGCTGATACAACTAAGTGCACATCTGTTAGAGGGTTTACCTTTCCACCTTTACACTCATCCTTATTTTGCTCAACAATGAATTTCAAGAACCATCTTTGGAATCTATCAAGGTCTGAAGGTACTAACACACGGAAGGATGCTGATTTTTTATCTTTGTTAATAGGTACAACATCTTCAGGATTTTTCTTATCCTCTTCCTTAGAGGTATCAGAACCATCTAGAACAGACTTAATGAAGTCTTTATGCTTGTTAGCAAAGTCAATACGTTCTGATAGCTTGTTACCTGGAACTCCTCCCCAATCCTTCAGGAATCGTGCTGTAAGGTCTGAGATGTCATTACTGCTAGAAGCAACCTCTTTTACAACATTATTAAGTCCTTCCTCTGAAAGCATGAACTTAAACTGTGTACCAAAGGTGAAGATGTTTCTTCTACCGTCCTTGTGAGCAAAGTCAACTAGAGCTTTACATCTGGGTCCAGTCCATTGTCCTAGTCCTACACCAATCCAGTGCTTACCATCTACATTGTATCCTGGCTCATAAAGCTCTTGGTTAGGGTACATTGCTTGAAAAGCATCCCAACTTCCTACAAGATTTTCTGCTGTAGGTTCGTCCTTCATCTTATCAAACACATAGTTAGTTAGGTAGTCTGTTTCATATCGTTTAGCTGTGACATTACTCTCAATACCAAAGTAACCAATAATAGCAGATACACCTTCAACTTTAGCATCAGGGATTTCTTTCTTGATAGCTTTTACAAACTGCTTAATTCTTCCTTGTACATCCTTTGACTCTTTTTCATCTACATCATCATCTTCATAAGGAGCACAAGACTTTGAAGAAGAAAAGGTTGATACATAGTCTAAGGCATAAAGGTCAGTTACCCCTCCTCTACGCTGTTTAGACTGCTGAATTACTCTAGCCTTTGTTCTAGCCACAGAGTTTACTAGTTTTATGTAATTGTTTGACATAAGACCTCCTATTGGTTTACAGTAATATCTCTATCACTATACAGGTATTTAGATAGTTTTAGCTTTTGTATATGTGCATCTCCCACAGAATACAAATCAGAAATGTGTGTCACAAAGAACCAATCACTTGTTTTCAACACTTTTTCATAGTATTTAGTACATGCTGTAAGTTCCCAAACACCTGCATTTAGGGTAAACATTACTCTATCACCAACATCTATAGCTCTAGGCTTAAGAGGCTCTACAGTAATGTCATAGGTAACTTTTCTACGTGAGTTAATAAGTCTTCTGATAGCTGTTCTATAAAGCTGTTCTGTAGCCTTAAGTCTATCAGAATCAGTAATCTCTCTATTATCTTCTGCAATGGATTGTGTGTCATTGTCTGTAACAGTTCCCCAATAAAGTTCACCTGCTTCTAGAGCAATTCCTTCTTCATCCAATACAGCAAACTCATCACCAATAATCTCAGGAGCGAATACTGGAAGCTGTGGATAATCATAGTAACGCTGTGAGTTTACCTTGTTTCCTGTCTTGATAACAGGGAATCCTTTAAGCATAAACTTAGGGTTATAGAAAATATCCCTTAAAGTCAATGAACTAGCTCCACTATCAGACTTATCTGACATAGCCACAGCAATGTTTACTGTGTCTTCATAGTTCTCCTCAACATCATCTAAAGAGACTAAGTAGTTGTACTCATTGATAAGAATGTCTTTTTTCTTACCAAAGATACCAAACTGAATAAGGTAAGGGTCATACTTACTAACTCTCCAATAAAGAGCTGTAGTCTTTTCACACACTTTGGTAAGGAACTCAAGGAATGACTCATTAGAGAACTCATACTCAATCAAGTTCTTTTCTGCATAGTCATCTAGGTATTCAACCTTAAATTCATTCAGAAGGTCATCCTTGTGAGTCTCACCTTTCCAATATCCTAGAGCTTGTTCCACAGCAGATACAACAGACCTAGCCTTTACCGTAACGTTTGTAGGGAGTGTTCTTTTACCCAATCTCCCTATAACATGAGAGGTATCAACTGATACTGTCATATCCTTGTAGTTGTTTTTCTTATTTCCAACATATCCTCTATAAGTCCAGTCTTCTGTCTTAATAACAATATGTGTATTACCGTTCATCATCTTAGAATATCTGATTGGTAATGTTAATTGGATAGAGGGAACTTCCATAAGGGAAAACTCTACACCAATATCACCTAAGAAGTCTTCTCTAGCTATAATAGCAGAGCCTAGTCCTGAACTTACAGAGTTCTCAATATATCCTATCACACAGTCACACTTTCATAATCAATATATAAGCAAGCATTTTCACTAGTAATACCACTAACTGACACAGTATTAACACCTTTCTTTATATAAGGCAATTCTGCACATACTGTAAGCACAGATAGTGATACTTCTTTGTAGCTAAACTCAAGACATTCCCATGACTTAGCATATCTAATCTCACCTTTGTAGTTAGCTGTAAGAACTCCTTTATATTCACCACTAATCTTGAAGTCAATATTGTTAATTCTCACAACAGGGTCTTTAAATTCACCATCTAGAGCAAAACTCCATTTGTGACTATCTATTACTGTATCTGATATAAAGTTACCATTCATAACCTCATTGACACAGTTATCACATACAGTGTGTTTGTAGAAGTCCTTAAGACTCTTACATGATTTACCCTTAGAGCAGTTATAGACAATTCTCCAACTAGAGTTACACTCATTAAAGAAGTCATTGATAAAGTCAAGATTTGTCTGAGCAGAGCAAAAATCAACCATACCATCTAAGTCAGGACAGTCTTCCTCACAACATTCACAGATGTTGTTACAGTTAGGTAGACCATTACAACAATGTCTTGACTTAGCTACACAACTAGCCTTCATGTCTAAGAAGTCACAGTTTTCAAAAGGCTCTAGATATGTCTTAGCCTCATCAGCCTTATACCATACACCATCAGGGTTATCAAATTCAACTCTAAACACAAGGTAATCTTCATCTGTGATAACCCATTCCTTACTTGGTTGGATGCTAGTTACATAAGCATTACACCAAACAAGCTGTAATCCTGTGTTAATAGCCCATAGCTTACCTGGAGTAAGTAATTGTTCCATGATGAAGTCATAGTGAGATTGAATATGCTCCTCAGACCATGTATTAGTCCTTAAGGCAATTTTAAGTGAGATAGTGTTGCTATCAATTAGTGATTTATTAGACACATTACCAACATAAGACCCATTAGCAAAAGTGCGTGAGGTTTTATTCTCACGCAAACTAATGCTCTCTGACTGTTCATCAATAGATTTTCTACCGAGGAACACTAGGTCATTAAATTGAATGTATCGTTTAGGCTTTGTGAAATTTTCATCACATCTAGTCATTAAACATACCTCATCAATTTATCCACACCAAACATACCATTTAGATATTGAGATTTGTTATCAATATTTTGGCTGATTTTGGCATTATTTGTGTTATATACATTGTTAATTATAGTAGATTTACCAACACTTTGCAAGGCATTTACACCAAACTTGTTAAGGTTATTTAAGAAGTTAGTACCTAGGCTATCAACAGCTTTTTTACGAAGTACATACTCACCAGGAGTAAGCATTGTAGGCACAGTATCAGTACCTCTCCTCTTCCAGTTAATCCCTACAGGAAGTCCTTCAGAGTGGTATTCAGGAATGATACCTCCTGACTGTCTATACCTAGCATACTCAGCAAGTCTTCTCTCATTTGTTAGGCTGTTTACCTCATCCCAATCCTTAGAAGCCTTAGCTTGTGCAATAGCCTCGTCCATTTTAGCAATAGCTGACTCAATGTGCTGTTGAATTGTAGACTTAAGTCTTTGAGCACTTTCAAACAAGTCTCTAGTTTGAATTTCAGTGATAGGAACTTCTTTAACACCATAAGCTCCACCTTCAATCTTTCTAGTACCTGTTTGGATAAACTCTTCAATAGTTTTCTTGAAGGTCACAGCACCAGTCTTAGTCTGTTCTACACTAACATCCTTGATACCTGCAAGTTCAAACAGCTTAGTAGCTTCATCTGTCTTAAGGTAACCTTCTTTAATCATCTTCTCAACAGAGTTCTTAAAGGCTAAAATCCTACTACTGTCAGCTTTTTCTCCACCTTCAGCATTGATTTTCTCAGCTTCCTTAAGAGCATTATTGAACTCATCTAGTTGTGTGTTACCAATTCTTCCTAGAACATTTCCTAGTGAGTCACTGTAATCTGCAATCTTGGTTTGAATCTCTTCCTTAACCTTGGCAAATTGAGTTTCTGCTGTTCCTCCAAGAATTTCTCCTTGACCAATAAGCTCTTTAACTTTGTCAATTCTATCAGTGATAGATAGCTTAACAAACTCAGTAGTATCAAGTCCTGCTTTTTCAAGCACTTCCTTAAGGGCATTAGCTTTTTCTTCACTAGTACCATAACTACTACTTTCAATGACAGCCTTAAGTTCATCTGTTATAGAAGAGATGTCTTTGAAGATAAGCTCTTTACCTTCTTGAAGTTTAGCACCAATACCCTCTAGTTTACCTTTAAAGGTATCAGCATTGGATAACTGTCTGTGACTTTCACCTGCTGTGAGTGTCTCCATTTGAGCCACAACTTGTTGACCAGTTTCATCAAGGAGTTGGAGGTATTTCTCACCAACAGCAGATTTAGCTAGTTTAAGTGAGTTAAGGAGTTGCTCATCAGTAAGTCCTGTTTCCTCTTTCAAGTCTTTCCAATTCTTGATTTGGTCACCAACTTTGACAAACATATCATTGATATTCTGAGGAATCTTAGAAGTCTCTACTCCAAGCTCTTTAAGGGCTGTTGTGATAGTTCCTCCACTATTATTCTTCACAGCTTCAATAAGAGCATTAGCTCCTGCAATTTGGTCAGTTAGGCTACTATCTTTTGTGATAGACTTGAAGTATTGGTTTCTAATCTCCTTGTTCTCTTGAGCAATTTGTCTAAGTTGTTGTGCTCTTTGTAGGTAAAGCTCTTTAGCTTCATCTTTGGCTTGTTTTTCAGCTTCAGACTTTAGCTTCTCACGTTCTTTAGTGTCATTGAACACACCAAACAACCCTGCTCCAAGACCTACCAAAGCTCCAATACCTGCTCCAAGACCAGTACCTAGTCCAGGAACAACACTACCTATCAAAGCTCCTGTAGAAGCCCATGAAGCTGTACTTGAAAGGACATTACCTGCATCTTTCCAACCTTGACCTAAATCAGAGTTCTGTACTGCTCCATTTATAGAGTCGATAGCAATTTGTCCTCCTAGTAAACCTAGACCTTTAGCATAACCACCTACTTTAGCTTTATTTCTAGCTACTCTAGACAAACCATAAGGACTATTGGCAGAGGCATTTCTAGCAACTCTAGACATACCTGAATATGCTACAGAAGTATTTAATCCTCTAGAAGTAACACCTTGTCTCATCAGTGTATCAGTACCAAAAGCTCCTGCAAGACCTAAAGGATTTACTCTACCACCACTCACAGTATTCATAGCTGTTGCCACAGTAGATAACGTGTAGATAATGCTTGTAGCCCATGTTAGGAACTTAGTAACTAATGCTCCTGCAATGAGGTATTTACCTATTCCTCCAAAGATTTTAGCAATAGATGAAGCTGTGTTCACTATTAGGGTGAAGAAGTTAAGGATAGACTTAAGTCCACCTTCAACAGAACCTCCAATAGAGATTAGGATAGACCTAACCATCTCCACAACAGATTTAACAAATCCTTGTAATGCACTGAAGAAGTTTTGACCACTTGCTGAGCTTAGGACATTGAGTGCTCCTCTACCTAATTCAACGATTAAAGGTTTAAGACTGTTTACAATACCCAAAATAGCTTTTCTCAAGCTCTCTAGCACTCCATTTACTTGAGAAGGTCTAAATGTACCAATTTGTAAAACAATGTCTGAGAGAGCCTCTAAGACACCTTTAACAACGTTCGTCAATTCATTAAAGATATTAGTCTTAGTTGCAATCTTAGCCACAGTAGATGTAATACTTCCTACAAAGCTTTTAAGAGCTGTAAGGATTGCATTTACATTAGAAGGGTTAATAGACTTAACAACAGTATTTATGGTATCAGTAACTTGTAGGAATAATGAAGAAACAATACGGACAGCTTCTGAGTTCACAGCTAGTTTAGCAATATTGTTGTAAATATCAACTATACCTGACAATACTCTTAAAGCTCCACCAGTAATTGCTTGAGATGCTAACTTAGCTAGGCTTTCAACTAGCTCTGCTCCACTCTTCACAATATCTCTTACAAAAGTACCAAACTGTCTTCCTGTATTGTTAAGCACTCCTAGGAATGACTTAGTTACATTAAAGAACTGTGTACCTACATCTAACCCTTTCACACCTTCATTGAAGGCTTTAGCAAAGTGCTCAATTCCATCTGTGAATTGTTTACTAAAAGCTAACTTCCAAGCAGAACCAAATTGGTTTACTTGTTGGATTGTTCCACCAATAGCATTACCTAGTCTAGTTACATACTCTTTAAACTTATTAGTACCTACAATTTCTGTAATACCTTTGATAAAGTCACGAGTTGCTACATATACTTGGTTAAGTGCTCCTGGCTTAGCATTACCTTCTTCATCAATATCATCAAACACAAGTAAGTTTGATAGTGTTTCTTTCAAGTTGGCAATAGCTTGTCTAGGTGTAATGATTGAGTTTACAAGGTTTTGGAAGGTATCTTCATTACCTAACTTATTGACTACATCAATGTATTCATCTGCTGAAATAAGTCTTTTCTTTGTAGCAGAAATGATTGAATCAGCACCTTTAGACTCAGCAAGTTTTTGTAACTCAGCATTAAGTCTAGATGCTCCTAGGGCAGATAGTCTTTGTCTGATAAACTTGTAGTCTTGTTGGTTAAGCACACCTGAGGCAAGCATTTGAGAGGTTTGCTCTGTTACAGTTTTCATACCCTCAATAGGGTTTTTAGTCTGTGCTAGAAGTCCTGCATAACCTTTTACAATCTGCTCTGCATCTTTTCTTCCATAGGCAGTATAGGTAGAAGCTTGTTCAAGCAAGTCAGTTGCATCAAACACAGTTGATTTACCATAATCACCCAAATGCTTGATTGATTTATTGACTGATTTCTCATCAAAACCAAGGGCTTGCATGTTTATACGGTAAACCTGCATAGCATCACCTAGGTTATTGGCTTCATCCTTAAGTTGACCAATACCACCTCTTACAGCACCTAGAGTAGATTGCACAGCAGTACCAATAGCACCTGTAATCTTATTACCAACTAGACCCATAAGGTTTCCTTGGATGCCTAGAATAGTGCTATTTACTTTATTGAACACACCTAAAAGACCTTTAGCAGGGTTGACAGCTCCCAATCTTAACATTTGAGAGGACAAGCTAAAAGTAGAGCTAGATACATCTTGAATAGCTTTATGAAGGTTTCTCCATGATTGATAATCTTGGTCTTTAACCTTAATATAATCAGCAGAAAAAGTTCTTTCTCTTCTTCCACTAATGGTAGTGTCTTGACTAGTACCACCTGTAGATGTTCCTTTTTTAGTGCTGACTTGGATAGGAATAGCCTCAATCTGCTTCTTAAGTGCTAGATAGTCCTTGAGGGCTTTATCCGTATTAAACATGAGCTTAACATTAAAAGAGAGTGGCGAAGTATTCTTGCCACCCATCTTTCCTAGCTTCTTCTCAAAGTCTAACACAGAATCCCTAAGAGCTGACACAGACTTTTGGGCTTTTTCAATTTCCTTTAATCCTGTAATATCAACCTTAATGGTTCTGACTGCCATACTTTTCTCCTATGGTTACGCTACATCCTCAACGTTTCTACGGATTTCATAGAAGTTACCATTTTCATCACGAGATACTGTGAAAGTAAGTGACAAGGTAATTTCTCCCTCTGTAGAGAACTCACGAGAATTTTCAGTAATCAATACATTGTTAAATACATAGTATTCTTTAACTCCACGAGTGTTCTCAACCATTTGAGTAACTCTGAAGTGTGTGTTTTTAAGTCTCTTGTCGTTAGCAACAATCAACTCAACATCACGCTCACCATTGTAAGTTACGAGAAGTTTTTCACCAATATACATTGGATTTACAAGAACTGTTCCTCTTTCATAACCGTGGTGCTCTTGTGTCAAAGCAATGAACTCATCATCTTCAAGTTCTACACCTGTAGACAATGGAATGTTTGACAAGTAAGTGCAAGCACATTTGTCTGATGAGATTGTGATTGTGTTACAGTCTTCATAGTAAAGGTCAGGAATCAAAAGTGAACCATAACGTTTACCATCAATAGTAACTTCTTCAATCATGAAGCTATCTGTAACAGGGATACCACTAGTCATTTTCTTAGACATAGATTGAAGTGGGTTCAGCCAGTAGTCATTACATGAAGTAGTAGTAGCTGTAATCTCTTTAGTAATTTCTACTTGAGATTTATCATACTGTCTACCGAAGCAACGAGCATCAGTAGCAGGCACAGATACATTATGAGTAAATGATGTCAAACATGACAACAACACGTTAGAGAACTTACGAAGTTCTGAACGGTCATTCACAATAGATGGAGATGAGAAGCCAATGTGACCTGTAAGTTCATCTTCACCTTTATAGGTTACTTCATAAGTAATTACAATACCGTGGTCAGAAGGTTTCCAACCTGTACCTGTTTGAGTCATAACTTTAGAATCTGCAAAGTCTACTGTACGAAGTACATAGCCTGGAGCAGAAGTGTTAAACCCATAAGTGTAAACATAAGAATTTTCTTGAGCTACATCCTTAAAGTCTGACACAATAGCTTTAAACTCATACTTACCTGCTTTAGGTAATTTGAGGTAAATCATGTTAAATCCTAGAGCGAAGTCATCAGCATCAGAACGTACTTGGTACTTAGCAGAAGCTTTTTTCTCAGCAGGATTAACATAAAGTGTACCTGTGTTCAAACATTTGATAGGGTTACAGTTAAGTTGGTCTTCAGGAACATCTTTACGTACATATTGTACAAGGCTTCCTGAAGGGATAGCAATTTGTTTAATAGCTTTCCAACGTACACAAGGTCTGATTTCTTCTGTGATTGACACAATGATTTTAGAATCTTTATCTTGTGTGTTGTAACCATACATAGGATGTGACATATCTACAAAACAATTAGACATTTATTTCTCCTTTTTGCCTTGGTTTGCATTTTGTTTATTTTGCCCATCTTCTGATGGGGTATTAACTGGTTTTCTCTTTGAGCTTTCCTCTACCATGTGTTCACGAACACGAGATACAGCTTGAAGCTCTAGCTTCCCTCCATGACGATTAGCAATCTCATTACGAGACATGAAAAACGCATTGAGGTTTAATGGTTGTTCAACAGCCATAATTACTCCTTTACATACAAGTGAATATTGATAACGTAGCAGGGAATGAGAACATCTCAACTTCATCTACAAGCTCATTAGAGAAGTCTTCAGGACAACCTATATCAGTTACTTTAACTCTAATAGGTAAATACCAATTTTCTAATGATGCTACATCTTGAGCGAATGTTTTTCTTTGGATGCCTCTAGGTGTTTGAACTTGGTGAACAAGCATATTCTTGATTTGACAATGTACTTCTTCTCTATACTCTAACTTACCTTCAGGTGTATTTTCAATACATACTCTTCCAGTAGGAGGAGTTACAGGTGAATAGTACACAGAAAAGTTTACATAGAGTTTTGAAAAGCATTTTGAACTATTATCACAAGAAATATCAATAGCAAGGAATGGAAACTCTACACCTTGATTAAGCTGAAAGTGCTCTGATGTTCCTACATGCTTATTGAACTGTTCATCAAAGTTGTTATACCTTTTTCTAGGGTCTAGCTCATCAGGGTTATCAGGTTGAATAAAGTAGTCTAAGACTCCTGAACCATACATCTGTAGCCACTTCTTAATGTTTATATATACAGCACTAATCATTTGGCTATTCTCCTTGGTATCTTAACTTGATTTTTTCTCCCTTGTGCAACTAAGTATTCCCTAGCACTAGCTGTATCACTAGAGTTATATCTAGCAGTTCCAGCTCCTCTTCTTCCTGAAGGTCTTAGAGCCTTATAAATCCCAAAGAATCCACTTGTAGAGTTTACAAGTTGCTCACTTTCTCCTACAGTATCAAATGCAATAAAGATGAATGGAAATGCAGAATATCTAGGAGGATAACCTCTTTGGTGGTAAACATGTGTGTAGTAATGCTCTTTACCCCTTCTTGTAGGAGGAAAATCAGCCCTATCACTATACACAGTAAAACCATCAAGTATTTTCTTCATCTTAATAGACCTAACCATCCGTCCAGTTTGGACTGAACCTGTGGCTTTAGCCTCTAGCATACCTGTAACAGTAAAGTCAACAAATTCCTTTGAGAACTCAATACCCTTCCAGTTATGAATGTCAGTCGTGGTCACGAGTAATCACCCCCTGTAATTGCTTAACATAAGGAGCACACTCAAGGATAAGCTGTTCTGACTCACGAGGAATCAATCGCTCACCTGTCATTTTAATATCCCAACAACCTGGCAAAATTTCATAAGTTCTACAAGCTACAACTTTCCAAAATAGGTATCCTGCATCTTCAGGACAAGCAAACCTATTACATCTTGTAGATATTCTTTGCATGATGTAGTAACCATGCTTAATATCAAAATCACAAGCGTGAGATTGATTATGTAGTGAGAAGTAGAAAGTCTCTAACTGCCTTGAACCTTCAAGACCATGAGTAGTTGTAGCATCACTTTCAGAACCTCTAGATGTAGGCATGTGGTCTACACACTTAAGGTGTTCTACTTCTTCCCACAAACATTTCATTATTTGTCTACTATTCTCATCATAAGTTGGAACAGCAGTTCCTTGTCTCAATACAAGAATCTCTCTATTATTCCAAGGTAAGCTCATTATACCACCTACCTTTAAAGCTCTGCTTCAGTCACACCTTCATTTACGATAGCGTTACTTACTGTAGGCTCTTCTACTTTAGGTTTTTCCTCAACCCTTGGTTCTTCAACTTTAGGTTCTTTAGGCTTAGGAGTTTCTTCAACTTTAGGTTTTTCTTCCTTAGTCTCAAGCTCAAACTCTTTTTCCTTATTGTCAGGAACATAAGTAGATGTAGTGTTCTCAATCACTCTTTCAAAAGTGTTTTGGATGTTACCCTCATTATCTGTGTACTTAAGGTTGATTAGGTAACCACCTAGAATTTCATCTACTGGATAAACCTTATCTTTCAAGAAAACATAAAGTCTACCTTCATAGTATGTACGGTACACAGTAGAATAAGTTTCAACACCATTGATAGAGCGACCAGTACCACATTTAGAGCATCCGTAAGAGCGTGACTCACGTTTACGTTCTCCATTGAATTTTACTAGCATTTTCTCCTCCCAATAGCTAAATACATATTGTCTGTGTAACTTTTCTTACACAATGATAATGAACTGAGTGTCTTGATAGACCAAGTGTTGATAAGCTTAACATAGAACCTATCAATGCTTCCTGAGTCAATAGTCCATTCTCTAACAATATAATCGACAGATTTTTGTTTAAGAACTGCTCCTACTGCTAGTCTATCCATATTAGCACATTCATCTAGAGTACCACAGTCATTCTGACTTGCAATAAAGATGCTTAAGAAGTGGCACATAGCATCATAGACACAATCAGGTAGTGTCTTATGAGTGTATCCTGCTTCATAGTCAAGAATTACCTTATACTCTGCCTCACAAGAGCAAGGGTCACAACATTTACAGCAAGGACTAAGCTCATCTGTAACGTTGATTAGAATAGTACCATCCACAAAAGACCAATTCCACTTGGTAGTATCAAGCTCATACTCTTCACGCTCTAACCCTTTTCTTTTGTGTAAATACACTTTTAAAGTAGTAGGGTCAAAGCCTTTGTAGTAATATGGTTTAATCTCAACCATAGCATCACAACCACACATCTCAAATTGAGTGATAGGAATGACTTCATGTCTTCGTGCTCTTAGGATAGTATCACACTCACCGTCAGTCCAACAAAACAACCTAGCAAGTACACGGAGAAAACTCTCCATGTACTTTTGCATGGTTGCTCCATCATCACAATCAAAACATCCACAACGCTCTTGAAGTTTCTCAGTAATTCTAATTAACTCCAATTCAGGTTGCATAATGTTTCTCCTTATTTAGCAGGAATTGTTGCCATAGGGAATGGGTTAAGACCTGTAAGAAGACCTTGAACACGTTCAAATACAACAGCAGGACAAGATTGTTCAAGTGGAATGTTTGCCACAAGCAAGTGAGAAATGTGTGAGTTAGTGTGTACCAAACCGAAGTTTTCATACTTGTCACAGATTACTTCACATCCTGGTTTAGTTGTGTCTTCTGTACGTTGAGTGTAGATAGCTGATTGAGGAATGAACAAGTCATATTGAGTCAATGCTTCTACTCTAGCAAGGTCAATTACATAAGCCTCACCAGTCATTGTTTCTTCAAGGTCAAATGGCAAGTGGTAAGATACACCGAAAGGAATACCTTTGAATGTGATTGACTCACCGTTTACAGCCCAACCTTGAGGAAGTTTTCCATCTTTACCTGGAACAATTTCAGCTTTAATTCCACGAAGAGTAAGTGGATGCACATAAATCTTGTAACGTGCTGATTGGTTATCCAATACATCAAGATAGCAAGCTACTTGACGGAAAGCACCGATAACTGAACCTGAAGCATCAATAGGAGTTACACCTGGGTGAGACATCATTTCAGCCACACCTGCGAAAGGACGAAGACCTTGACCTTGGAAGTTCAACATACCTTGAACGATATGACGTTGAACGATAAAGGCGAATGTGTACCAAGCCATGAATTGTTCAGCTTCTTCATAAGACATTCCCAAACGTTGGAAAATGTTGATAAGGTCACCTTGTTTAAAGTGCATTTTGTCTTTCATCAAACGGTCAAGACGAGTTTCACAGTCTTTAAAACATAGGTAACGAATAGGTGTAGCATCACCTGTAGCTTGCATAGTGAATTTCTCAGTGAAACAGCAAGCATCTGAAGTATCATTGGCAAAGTCAGGAGCTTTAGTTCCCCATGTAAGACCTTCCATAATCCAGTCACCATTCTTAGCTTGTCTCAAAGCACCAAAGCTTGATTGCTCAAAACGTTTAAGAATGTCGTTTACAAGTTCATCTCCCATACCAACTTCACGAAGTGAAGGTACTGCTTTAGACCAGTCACGAGAGATACCAAATGGAATTTTACCATCTTCATTATTAAGGTTAACTTTGTTAGCTAGTTGAGCTTTAGTACGCTCATACAAGTTATCAATAGCTTCACCCAAAAGAATATCAAAATTTGTTTCAGCCACTATATTATCCTCCAAAGCGAGTTCTACCAAATCGACTCACTTGCTTTTCTTCTTTAGGTTGTGATTGTTCCACAGAAGGGTTAGCCTTCTCAAGTAAAGCACTTAATTTTTGGAACTTTTCATCAATTTTCTGTTCTTCAGCTTCTTTAGCTGAAAGTTTGCCTTTAAGTTCTGCATTTTCTGCTTGAAGTTGTTCATTTTCTTTTGTAAGTGCTTCAATAGCTTCAATAGCTTTAGTCAAAGCATCTTCTTCTACTGTAGGCTCTTCAGTAACTTCTTCTGTAGCTTCAGCTACTTCCTCAGTAACTTCTTCAACTTCTACAGACACTTCTTCAACCACTTCTTCAGTAGGTTCAACAACTTCTGCTTCAGGAGTTTCAACAACTTCTTCAGCTTGTGTAGAAAGATGTGCAAGAACTTTATCAAGAACTTCTTTTCTGTTCAAGTATTCTTCCTCATTTCTTACTAGTAGTGAAGGTTCATATCCTCCACTTTTTGCATTACCTGGATTACCCACAAATGAGAATCCTGTAATTTCAATATTGTCTGTTATTGGTACATCAATACCACCACCATGCTCAACATTGTAAACAACTAATTTAGCATACTCTTCAATGTCTGCATCCTCAATTTCTTTAGGATACCACAAGAACTCAGATGAAATAGCAAAAGGCTCATCTTGAATGATAAGGTCTTTGATATTACTAAGTTCTAGGTTTACATGAGGCTTAACTAGTAGGTCACATCTACCATTAGAGTCTTCTACTAGCTTAAGGTCTGACTTTCTAAAATAACCTTCTCTTACAGGGTATGAGTTAAGGTCTCTGTGACCTGTAGAAACATAACCCTCAAAAGAACCATCAATACTGTCATACCATTTTTTAAGTGTACCTTTACAGATATACAACCGAATTGTGTCATCTTGATAAAGCACAGAGCCTTCTGATAACAATGTCATGTAACCTTCAGAATTTTCCACTCTATCAACAGATAACTGTTCTCTCTCTTCTTTATTGTGAGAGAGGTTCATAATCATGTCTAGGTTATCTTTCTTTTGAAGGTAATTGTCAATCTCAGACATGATTTGCTCTGCAATCTTAGTCTTAACTGGCATTACTCTTCCACCTCAAACAGATTATATTTAAGTTTTCTCACTTTCTTACCTCCACAGGAAGCACAATAAGCATATTCATACTTAACATTGTCCTTTTTAAGTCCTGCTTCAGTCTCAGGAGAGTAAGGTAGTTGTTCTGTAGCCTCTTTCAAACTTCCAATGAGAACTTGGTCAGTAGTTTCATACCAACCATCATTCTCACTATCATTACCTGGGTAGAACTCAAAATACTTACGTTGATTTTGGATAATACCACTATCGTTTAAGAAGTTCACACGAACTACCAAGTCTCTGTTAAGAAAGCGAGCTACACGAAACTTACTCATTTAGTCATCACCTTCACTTTCGTACCTTCAGTAATTGGAGAAATAACTTCCTTTTCATACCCAAACTGTTTAGCACGAACCTCTTTAAGGTGTTGTTGGTAAGTTTTCCCAACTTCCTTAACTTCCATTATTTATCTCCTGCGTATGTAATAGGGAAGCCATAGCAATCAACTTCAGTCTCTTTGAGCTTAACTTCTTTAGTAGTAAAGTTAAATTCATATTTATCACCACAGCAGTAGGTGAATGACTTGAATTTCTTGTCTGTGACATCAAAGTATTGAATCTGTTCTTGACCAACAACTACTTTACGTAATTGAGCAAGAATTGTTTCAGCTAGAGGTGACTTGAAGTTTAAAGTTTCATCAGCAACTTCTACTTTCAAATTCATCTCAGGAACTTTAATTGTAGCCATCTATGTGCTCCTTTCCATGAATGTTCTAATAATAGTATAACAAAAAAAGAGAGTTTAGCAACTCTCATACCATAAAGTTAAAATTCAATGTTTGTAAGGACTTTAGAAGTACCATTTTCAAGACGATACTTATTGATAAGCTCCATGATTTCTTCCATAGATGCTGTATCAAATGTAGTATCAAAGTCATTAAGGAACTCTTCTTCTTTTACGTGAACAATACCACGTACTTCAGCTTTAGCTCCTTTACCTTTTCCTTTACCTACTACATATCCTACAACAAAGTTAGCATAAAGATGTCCTGAAGATTGTTCCATCAAGGCACGTTGGTCTACCACAAATGTATAAACCTTTTCCTCTTTACCATCTTCAGTAGTCTGTGTAGATACCTTAACACGGTTATCAAATGCAACATCTACGTTCACAGCGTATGATGTACGAGGTGTACGAAGCATGTTACCACTTCTACCAATGATAGGCACTTTCTGAGCTACATTCTCAACTCCTCCATTGATAAGAACCTCTGCATCTAGGTCAGTTAGTTCTGCATACTTACGTAGAGTATAAACAGGCTTACCTGCTCTTACATACTCAGGTTTGATATTCTTACGCTTCTCATCAAGAAAGCCTAAAACATCAGAAATAATTTCAGTCATTAAATTTTCCTCCATGACGGTACATACCTTTGAGTCCGTCTTTACTATCTTCTATGTTTACTCTTTGAGTTGCTTCATTAAGAACTTGGTAGATAAAAGGTTTAGGTTTACCAAAGTCAGTCACATATTTTCCTTTAGCTTCTTCATCTAGATTAAGGTAATCATTATAAGAACTAAAGGATTTTTCATTGGCTAACTTAGCATAGATAACTGTGACATCAGAGTAGTACATACTATCCATTACATAATGGTATTGCATGTTGTACTCTTTGCACAGAGTAAGAACCATTTCCTCTACATCATCAAGCTCAATTACTACCATGTCCTCATAAGCTAAACCCTTATACTCATCTAAAGGCTTAACCTTTCCTTGGACTAATCCCCAATTATATCGGACAAGGTAACTAATCAATTTGAAAAAATGAAGGGTTCTCTCTTAGAATCTTAGCACAGTTAGTCATTAGTGATACATCTGTGATGTACTCAGTCAAGTGTTCAGGAATACCTAAAACTTCACCAACTAGTTTTTCACAAGCATCAATAACATTATCATCAAACACTTCATAGACTTTGAACAAGTCTTCAGGAGTGTAAATCTCAGTATCACCATTCTCTTTGAAGTCAGTGAAAGCCATTGAAATGATTGAAGCATAGTTACGAACCTTACGTGCAATACGTGGAGTAATATACTTAGACTTAGCTGAAATTTCTTGTACGTAAGCATGACCATCTTGAACAATCTCAGCTCCTTCAGGTGCTTTACCAATGATAGGTAACCACAAAGTAACTGTGTAGTCCTTAGGTGATGCAGAACCAATCTGTGTACTATCTCCATTCACAACAGAAGATGTTGCTGTTTGTATAGCTACTGGTTCTTGTGTTTGAGTTGCTTCTACAAAGCTATTTTGTAGTTTTGACAACTCCTCAATGGATAAAATCTTATTAGACATCTCTTCTCCTATACAATTAAGTTTTTCTTCAGATATGCTTCTGCCATCTTAGGATTGATTACTTTAAGTTTGTCATAAACCTCTAAAATGTAGAGGTCATTGTTGTAGTTATAGTTGTTTGTGAACTCATAACTGTCAAACTTAATATGCTCAGATAAATTAGTAGCATTTTGTAAAATGTGAATTACTTGACCTAAGAAATGGTCACGCATTGGAATAATTGTGTTCTTCATAGCATTATCAATAATACTATAAGTACCAATGTTAGACACAGTTTTGTTAAGGTCAAATAATCTAGCAGGAACTCCAAACATTTGACAGATGATAGCAGGAACATACTGAGACAAGTAGTCTAAGAAGTCTGTTGCCTTAGTATCACGTTCAAGTTGTTCTAAGTTTTGGAAATTTCCTGAATACACAATAGCATCATTGAACTCTGTTTCTGAAAGTTTTTCAGCAAAAGCGTTCATATCCTCAATAATTTTCTTGGTTCTTTCACCTTTAGCAGTTCTACCCATATCAAGTAGTTCTCCACCACTAAACGCTGTACCTTGCTCAACACTCTCTTCAATCTGTTCTTCAAGAGTATCTTTAGCTTGCAAGGCAATAGTACCAATACCATTACGAGAAATATCATAGTTCATACGGTTAAGGATATTAAGAATAAGCTCAACACGTTTTCTATCCTTAAGCAAAGGTGACATACAGAATACTTGAGATGTATCAATACGAACACAAGCGAACTCTTTGTCTGTTACCACAAGGACTTCATTCTTGTACTCTTCAGGATTTTCTATAATCTTTTGAATGTCCTCTGCTGAATAGTCTGTTACTGGTCTATTGTTACCAGTCTTTCTGTCAAAAGGTGTGACAAAGACATTTGTGTTTTTGATTAGGTATGTAAGTGTTTGTCTAAGGACTGGCTTCTTAGGATAATCAATCACACAGGCTAGAATATCTTTAGGGTGTATACCAACTAAACCTTCACCTGTATTCAGTAGACCATAGTAACCATATTTACGGTATCCTTTAGCTACTTGCTTCAATACATCATAGTTACGTTGACCATTGAAGTTAAGTTTATACAGATAATCCCTTAGAACCTTATCCTTGTCAAAGTCTTCTGTAGTAAGGTAGTTAGTAAACATGTAGTTCACAATGTTATCTAGAATGTAATCAACATCAGGTAAGTCTAAAGCTAGTCTTTCAATGTCCTCTAGATTTTCTCCTACAGGAGTTCCTCTAAAGCCTGAACTTTGAAATACTAGTCTGTCCTTATACTCTGCATTAAAGTACCTATCCATAGCACAATCGCCACCACACTCATCTTTGCGACATTTGCCACAGCTCATTAGCTACCTCCTAGGTAAAACAGTTCAGCCACATGAAGGGATAGCAATACACTATCGAGTTCATCAGGTGAATGTTTAAGTAATTTCTTAATTTCAGATTTTGGTCTGATTTTAACAAGTCTGTCTTCAGGCTTCTGAATCTCAGAAACAAAGGACATCTGTCTGCTAATACCATCCCAAACTTTTCTTACAAATGATACCCTTTGTGCTTCCATCATACCTCTTAACATTAAGTGCATCTCTGCTCTTCGGTTAAAGGCATATTCAGCACTAGGGTCTTTAGCTATGACTTTAATCTCTGTAGGCTTACCTCCAAAGTTAATGTCATACACAGGACACTTAAGCTGTCCTGACAACCTTCTCATCTTAAGTGGTTGAACAATATGTGCTCCTCCACCAGCATCTATACCAATAGCTTTAGCATTAAGCCTATTAGCTAGTGTGACAATGTTATTCACAATCTCAATAGCTGTTATACCATCAATCCACTCAGGAGGCTTAATGTCTTTAGTATCAACAACAGTAAAGTGATTTTTCTTATCAACCACAGACACAGTTACTTGAATACTATCTGAACCCTTATAGGCACTATCGACTCCAATAAAGAAGTCAAGGTCTTTACCTCTAGTGTCAAAGCTATCTAGAATATCAGGTGATGAATCAAAGAAGGATGAACGTTCAGTAGGGAACTCACAGAGTAGGTTTTCCCTTATTGAGTCTTCAGTAATGGTAAACTGTGAACGCATAAGCTGTTCTTTAGTGTACTTAATACTTCCCTCTTCCATTGCTGTCACTACATCTAACCACATCACAAACTCATCTTCTGCTAAGTCCTCATTTACCATGAAGTCATAGAAGTTGTTAAGTGAACGTGGATTAGAAATTAGGTACATAATCAGCTTTCTACCATCATCTGACTCAAACTCTCTACGACCCATGTGACCTAGGGCAATAGGAGAAATATCAGACGCTTCATCTCCAAACATATTACCACCTCTACCAATGATATGGATTTTAGATGGGTCAGTAAAGTTTGAACCTGCTGATAGACCTTCTAGCTTACCTCCATTTCTGAATGAGAATCCCTCACTAGAGAATGAAGATAAACCACGCTTAAGCCTTTTGTCTACTGCTGTGACATCCTTTTCATCAAAGGACAACATAGCTTTTACATCAGGGTGAGAGTTTACTAAAATCTCTCTAGCGTGTTGAATAATAATACCTGAATACTCTTGTGTAGAACCTACAGCGTAACAGTTCTCTCCCTCATAGGCAAAATGGTTAGACATAATACCACAGAGGAATGATTTACCATAACGAGGAGTTGCTACACAGTAACCAGTCTTATACTTACCACTTAGGAAAGCTCCAAACTGTACTGCTTGTGACCACCAAAGCTCTAGATTAAACTCAGATAAGGCTGTAGTAAATCCTAACTTGTAATACTCAAGCTCTTTCTCAAAACCTTCTCTTTCCCTAATGGTATTCCTCTTGAAGTGCTTAGGTATTTTACCCTTCACAGCATCCTTAAGTTGGTCTTGAGGAGTTACCTGGTCAAGAAGGATTGATAGTTTTTCCTTGTTGGATAATACCTTACGCTTTTGAGTAAGTGACCCAACATCTGCATCTTGGATGTGCATAAACAATATCTCCTCCAGTATAACTAAGCTCTTCTTCAATATCCACAGAAGGTGCTACGTTTGAAAAGCTCTCTGTGACAGGTATTGTTGTACCATTCATAGCAAGACATGTAGGGCAAGTCCTAGAATCACCAACACAGTTCCAAGTCTTAAGGATTGAGTTCTCAGTTACAATCTCAAATAACTTAGCACTTTCCACAGAAGCCTTCTCAATAAGCATCTGTACTTCACTCATAGCTATTCTATCTAGCTTGTGTCTGAAGTCAGAAAGTAAGTCATCAATGTTGACTGTCTCTGTTGAATCAATAACCTTAGCCCTTAAGTCTTGAGCATGAGCTTCAAAAATCTCTCTCAGCCTTGAGTAATTGCTTCTAGCATAGTTAGTTGTGTTTACACCATTACGAACTTCAATAAGCTCTTGTGGTGTCATATCAACTCCTAGAGAGTCCAAGATATAATCAATCTCTCCTAGGAACACTTCTGAGTAAGTGTCAATTAGGTAATCAATTAGAGCTTCTTCAGCACTAAGATAGTCTCCCATAGTCACAACAGATGTTGCAAACCCTTCTAGGAGACTAACTATTTCATCATAATGCTCTTTGAATAAGTCTTCTTTCGGACTGTGTGATGCCATTACATATCTCCAAAGAGTTCATCAAGCTTCTCTTTAGTGTAGTTCTTAAGCTCTTCAATACCGTCTTTAGTGTCATGGTTAACGTTGACTGTAGTTTGTGTAGCTTTACCTTCAATACGGTCAGCCCATTCTTTACGTTCAACACTATCCTCAAAGGATGCCATAATCTGAAGCATAGCATTTTTAGCAATAGGAGTACACGGAGGAATTTGACTATAGGCATGATAACCTACAGAGTTAATTAGTTCCTCTTCAACATCAATTAAACCCCAACGCATTTGGTATAGTCTTAAAGAGTCTTCATCAAGAGCACTAAGCTCTCTCATAGTCTCTGAGTAAAGTTTAGTTTTAACTGCCATGAGTCATTCCTTTCACAAGATTTAATTACTCACACAGAAGGAATCCAACCTTCTTCAATTCAGCAGAAGTGTGAACCAAAAATATTAAATAGAGAGATACACCCTATTGGGCTTGAACCAATGACACTACGCTTAGAAGGCGTATGCTCTATCCAACTGAGCTAAGAGTGTATATGACGGATTTAACCATCATTTAGTATTCACATGAGTGATACCTATTAACCAAAGTGCGTAGTGGGATTTGAACCCACGAATGTTGCTTTTGCAGAGCAAAGTGTTAAGCCTCTTCACCATACGCACAAAACCTACAGGGAGATATACTCCCCATAGGAAACTGTAAGGAGGTGTCCTCTTATGGCTTTAACCATAAAGCGTACTAGTTAAGTATAACATAATACCTAAGCTTTGTCAACACCATACAGTCCTAAAAGGATTGCCTCTGCTTCGTCATCATTACTCACAGAGAAACCTTTATCTACACAGAGTTCAATAGCCTTCCTTTTGGCTTCTGCTCTCTTACCATTCAATCCATAAGGCTTTCTCCAAACTGTTGGAGGAACTAAGCTAACTGTGCTATTACGGAGTTCTCTAATAACCAATCCTTGAACAATACCAAGCATTTCCAAGGTCTTTTGATTAGATATTACCTTAAGCTCTTCGATATACACTTTATCAAACTGACCATACTTTTCACAGAGAAGTCTAACAAACTCTGCCATGTACTGACCACGTTCAATAAAGCTATCTTCATCACTCTTGATAGTACCATACTCAATGACCTTGTGATTATTAAATACACAGTAGCCTGAACTCTTTGTAGATAAGTCCAAAGATAAAACTTTAACCATGTAAAAATTATACCACTACCAAAACACTGTGTCAATATTAAAAATATTATTCACCAAAAAATGTTTGCAACTTGATTGCGAACATTTTCTGTTGGTATTAGTCCTAGTTAATAATTATATATAATACCTAATAATCTAATACC